CAGGATGCATACTGAATTGCTGAACTTCATCATCAGTTAATGGTGAATCATCTATTCCCAAAAATGTGTTCACATCTTCATCAGTAAAACCAAAACCACTTTTCAACATCAATGTCGCTTGTTGCTTGTTCAGTTTGCCGTTTCCAAACTGCCTTACAATACGCATCACATTCTGATATTGCCTACCACTCAAATTCCTGATGGCATCGTTTGACTGCATTGGCACTTTAACCTCATTTTTAGCCTCAACAACCGCTTCCTTTCCATCACTTGTAACTTCACCAATCTGCAATGGTTCTCTGCCCATTAACTCCCTAATTTCGTTCTGTGTGAGATTTTGAGCAATGATTTGTTCTGTAAATTCAAACTTCAATGGTTCAACTGGTTGTATTTTGTAATCACCTGAATCACCTGCCAATGTCCTCAATTTATTAAATACAAATTCAAATTCTTGTTGTCTTTCTTTAACATAAGTATTGTTCCAAATCTCGTAAGCATCACGGATTTCATTACGCTGACCTAACGCACCGCTTGTGCTGATGCCGTGCAACACTGGACTGATAACCTGATGTGCAACAAAAATTTCTTGTTGAATCAAATTGTTCACGTTTGTGAAATCCTCTTTTGTTAATGTGCTTGTTCCCAATGGCACAATTTCCGCAGCGTTATCCCTACTCTTATTGAACATGATAACAACACGCTTACCGCTATCACCAGTGAACTTTTTGAGCAATCCGCGTTCAATTTCACCGCGCTTTTCCTCATTGATAGGGTCGCCATTGTTCAAATTTATCAACGTGCTACCAACAAAAGATTGCTTTGCCATGCCCAACAAATGCCTCGAGACCTCAATGTCTGATTCAATGTAATTCAAACCCTGAAAGTAAGATGGCAACGGATAGACTTCACTTGTTGGATTGTATTCCTTTTTATAGAATATCTGTGAACCATACGGATTGTTGATGTTGAACGCATCATACACACGCATCTTTTCCTTAAAATCTGACCAATCGTTTTTAATAAAAAACTTTGTCAAATCTTTACTAACACGAACCTTTGAAAACTCAATGTGATAAACTTCCTGAATCTGCTTCACACGATTCCAAATCACTTGCATATAATAACCGCGAAACAATTCATCATCTTTAATGCATTTCTTCATCACCTCATTCCACGTTTCACCAACTGAATTGCACACGCCATTATCCTCAAATCCTTTGCCGTAAATGTAACCAGTTTTTGATTTTACAATACTACCATGTTTCGGTGATTCATTGTAAAGGTCAAGCAAGTATTTTGGATAGTCATTATCCTTTCCAAATTCAACATAACCTTTGCCTTTCTTTTCCTCAAATTTTGGTTGTTGTGCTTGGTCAAACTGCAAAACAATATGACTATAAGTATTATCCATTGTAAACTTTGAATTGGTTTGATTGTTCGTTGTATTTAATCGGTGCGAATTCAGTTGATGGATTTAATTTCATATATCCAGTTTCTAAAACCGCACTTGTCGGAACTACATTGTTCGTGGTTGCAACTTGTATTGTGTATGTGTAAAATCCCTCTATAAAATTAGCAAAATATGTATTCACAACAATACTAAATTTTTGAAATCTTGTTTTTGTGCTTGTATTTGTCAGCCACATTTGAACAACATCATTTGTCGTTCTATTCGTGAATTTCAAATAATAAAGTGCTGCACCTGCACCATTTGTCGTGGTGTAGATTGATTCCGTTTGTCCTTTTGTTAGATTTATCATAAACAAAAAAACCACCGACTTTGTCGGTCGGTGGCTATTTTTCAAAGGTTAGCAAATTAAGCCGTTCCTGCAACTTCAAGATTCGCTGCGATGTTTGAAGGAACAACCAAGAAATCTTCAGTTTCTTGTGATGAGAACTTCAAAACATATCCGTTTCTGTCAGCAAGTGCAGTGCCTGAACCGCCTTCAGATGAATCCATGAACAAGCCGAATGATTTACCGAACATGCGATAAACACCATCACCTTCAAGTGTTACGAAAGTTAAACGATTTTTTGCAAGTGTAGCAACAATGTTTCTCATTGTAGCGTTACGCTGATTCACTGGAAATTCAACCTGATGCGTGTAGAAAATAGTTCCATTTTCTTGACTTGCAGTGATTCCGTTCATAGTCATTGCAGTTGCACGTGGCACTTCAAATTTCCAAAAACGCTTTCCTGAAACTTTGTTCAACGCAGTCACCGTACCTGATGCACTCGTCACTGTTGAATTACCTGAAGCGTCATAAAGGTTTGAATTTTCAATCAGCCAAATTGTTTGAACACCGCCGACTGAATCGCGACATTCTATTGAATATCCTGATGTAATTGCACAAGCCATTTTATTAAATTTTAAATTTTTATTCAAAAAAAAGGTGGTGTATTTCTCACCACCCTTTTATTATTTACTGAACCCTGATTAGATTGCTGCAACGAATTTCACACACTCGTTTGTGAATGCAACGTTCACACCCATTTTGAAGTTTACTCTGAAACGCACATCGTTGTTATCTTCAGAGTACCACATCTTGTAGTTGTTTTCTTCATCAACCAAATCAACCGCAAGTGCGATGTTTGACAAACTGATTGCGAAAGCATCACCAGTTCCGTTCAAACCATTCACGCTAACAATCTCAATGTTTGTACCTGGCAGGATGAATGTTTGTGCTTGTGAATCTTGTGGATTGTAAGCAAACAAATTCAATGCTCTGTAAGCCATGATAAGCAAACGATACCAATCGTTTCCAACGAATATTTTAACATCACCTTTTGCAAGTACCGCAGCAGGAATTGCTTTGAAGATACCTTCAGTTGCAGCAACTACGTTTGATTGTGTGATGGTGCTGATTGTAGCAACACCAGTGTAACCACTCACATTTGCATCTACTGGAGAACCTGCAACGATAAGTTTTGACAAACCATCAAACTTGTTCAGGTTTGCAGTTCCTGAAGTTGTATCACCCTGCCAAAGTGCAGTTTCAAGTTGTGCAGCGATTCTTGCGTTTTTCTTTGCAAGGAATGCAGCCTGAAAATCAGCGTTTCCGAAATCCTCATAATTTGAACCTGCTTTCAACGCTTCCTGCGTGAAGTATGCTTCCAAATCTTTTGGACAGATTTTTTCTTCAACTTTAATCTTACCAACTGTGATTGTACGTTGTGTAAAGGATGTTGTACCTGATGGGTCAAAAGAACATGAATCGGTTTGGAAAACCGCGTCTGTGTCCATCAAAGGAATTGCAACAACGCTTTTTGCTTGTGGGATAACGATACCGCCATCCTTTATCATTTCTTGTGTTTTCGCACCAAAAACTGCACTTGTCAAAAGTGGCTTAACCAGTTGTTTTGTGTACGAAGTAAGTGAACCTAATGAAAGTGCCATTTTATTTTATTTTTGATGTTTAAGAAAATAGGATATCTAAACTCTTTACTTTTTCCTCTTTAAAATTATTGTTTGCCTTTACTGATTCGTCAGCAACTCCAGTTGGTGTTGTAGCGATTGTTTGTGTAAGATTCAACAAACCTTCAATTACGATGTTTGCTTTGCTCAATCTTTCATCAAATTCTGCAAACTTTTGTTCGTATGCAGAAAGTTTTGTTTCGTATGCGTTGAACTTTTCGTTAGTTGCAGATTCAAACGCGCTGAATTTTGCACCCATGTCCTCAACCATTGCAGGTTCTTCTTCTTCTTTGTAAGATTTGATTTCCATGATTGCGCCATTCTCACCAACAACAATCATTGTTCCATCTTCAAGTTTGTGTTCACCTACTGGTGCAGGAACTCCGTTAATTGTAACAACGCCACCAACCGCTAATTCGGTAACCTGAATTTCAGTTCCGTCAGCAAGTTTGCCAGTCATCATTTTAACTTCCTCTTTTTTAGGTGATTGTTGCATCAGTTCGTTGAACGTCTGCTTTAATTTTGTCAAAATTTCTGTGTGGTTCATACTTTATTATGTTTGAATTTAAAAATACTATGACTTAAATTTGATTTAATAATTTCTGAATCGTTTCAAGTGCGTTTTCTTCGGCTGATTTTGGTTGCTCATAATCAAACAATCCCTCAACGCTGAACCCTTTATATTGCCCATCCTTAATGCCTTTCCAAACTTCGTCATTCTCTACATAGAACGAACCAAACCAACTACCATCCGCAACATCTTTGAATTCAGCCATCGGTAATATACCACGTTGCCTATCAACGATAAAACTTTCAAACATTGTAACGCCTTCAACACGCTGATTGCTATCGTGCATCAAATTCACATTGCTTTGGTATTTCTTTTTTGAAAACTTAATTGCAATTTGTTTGATAGTGTCAGCACTGAATTTCACATAGTGTTCACCGAACTTGTCATTGTTTCTGTAAATCAATTCATCGGCAACCATCAGCAAACCTGAAATGATGCGTTGTTCTTCATTGACAATAGAAAACTTTTGAAATTTGTTCTTTCTAATTTGCTCAAGTTTACGCGATGCCCATTCAACACCTGCATCACCACCCCACGCCAACCACATCAAACGACCACAACCATCACCTAATTCCTTTTGTGAATTTTGTCTGTGTCTTTCAAACGCTGACATTCTTGCAATGGTATCTTCACTCAATGCTTCACCATTTGCAAGTTGGTTTGCCCTTGCTTTTCCGACTGATGTACCACATGAACCCCATCCGTTTTCCTCTGCCCAACGCAAAGCAATCTTTGCATTTTCACTTGCTTGTTTTGGATAGTCAGTGTAGGTTTGAAAATTAATTTGTGATTGTGGCACATAACTTTTTATCTTTTCCAAATGTCCATCCATGTAACTCACATCGTGAATCATCCCAATCAACTCGTCAATTTCGTGCATCAAATCTTTGAAATCATCAACTAAAATCAACGCTTGTTTGTAATCTTCAATCGTTGCAGAATTTTGATTAATCACATTCTTTTCTATTCCGAAAACATTGTCCGCGATTTGTGCTGCGGAACGAATCATGCCTTGTTCCTCAATTCCGACTTGCATTTCAACCAAATGCTCAAACATTTCAACCGCCATCACGCACATATCAAAATGCTTTGGCACATAGCCGTAAATGTTCAATTCGCCATTGAATTTGTTTTCCCATGTAGAATAACAAATCGCTGCTGCTTGTTCAGAATCTTTGCCTTCATTAATTTGGTATTCAATACAACGCGAAATGTATTCGTCTTTTTTCTCACCTTTTTTTGGTTCAATGAATTCATCTTTGAACGCGATGAAATCTTTTTTTATTGCAGGTGCATCCACAAGTGCAACGAAATTTACTTCGGCATCATCTTGCAGATTCTCGCTGATTTTTAATTCATAAATTGGTAATGTCATAATTGTAATTTTTAACTGATTCTTGCAGCGCGATTCAAACGTTGTATTCTTTCCTGATTTCCTGAAACATCAGATTCCAAAACAAACGCCCTTGCCGTTGCTGATGATAATTGATTTATTTGACCTTGATTTAACATAGTTGTTGAAAGTTGTGGTGGCAATGGTGCAGCACCACCGCTTCCTGCAGGTAATGTTCCACCACCACCTGCACTGCCATTTGCATTTGCGCCTCTTATTTGTGCAATACCTTTTGCTGCTGCAGCTATTGCCGTTGCAATGCTTATACCTGCTTGAATATTATTTCTCAAAATTACTGGCGCTGCCGCTGCACCTGATGTTGCAATCGCTTGTGGTGTTGCAAGTGCTGCTGCGTTTGCAGTTTGTGTTGATGTGATAATCTTTGCAATCGCTGCTGCTTGTTCTACAATTAACGAAGCAATCTGAAAACCTTTTGTCTTAACACCTGCCTCTTTGAAGACACCAACCAATCCAGTGACCATTGTGCCGTAAGCATCCAAAACTTCACCACGCGCCTGAACTTCGGCAGCGTGTGCATTTGCCCTTTCTTCACTTGCAGTTTTTGTGATTGCAGTTACGTTTGTTTCATGCACCGCTTCAAGTGCTTCACGTCTTTTCCTGAATTCTTCTTCAGTTATTTCTTTTGTATTCAGTTGCTGATAAAGTGCATCAACCTCATTTTGAAAACGCAAAGATTCTTGTTCAAATGCACGTTGGTTTGCATCTTGAATATTGTTGATTCTATTTTCTTGTAGAATCTGGTCTGTTTCATTTTGAAATTCAATTTCCTTTTCCCTTTTTTCTGCATCACTTTCCGCTTTCTTTGATGCGGTTGCATCATCAATCGCCTGAACATCAGCATCAAATTTCATCTTCAACGCCATGATGGCATCAAGTTTCAACGATTCATTTGCCTTGCTATTCTCAACCTCTTTTATCTGTGCCTTTAATTGAATTTCTAATTTCTTTTTCGCACGTTCATCTTCATTCTTTATTTCAGCCAATAACAATTCATTGTTCAATGCTTCAATCTGTTTGTTCAGATTGTT